ACCCCGAGCTGGCAGACTGGGACAAGCTGGTCATCGACCGCGCCCAGCTCCCGCACTTCCTCCCCGATTGGTGGCAGTTCTGGGCGGGCTATGACTGGGGCTACTCGCATCCGGCGGTCTTCGTCCCGTGCGCCGATGACGGCACTACGCTCTATGTGCTGGACGCGCTCTACCTGCACCGTGAGCAGGACCACGAGCAGGCCGCCAGCATCCGGGGGTCGCTGGTCCTCCCCGGTCAAGACGGTCGCGTCCCATCGGCTTGCAGTCGCCGAGTCTACGCTGGTCATGACGCCTTCGCCCAGCGGATGGCGCACACGGCCCAGCCGGAGACGGTGGCGGATGTGTTCGACCAGTACGGCATCGCGCTCGCCAAGGCCAGCCTCGACCGTGACGCTGGGGCCAAGGTCATCCGCCGTCTGCTCTCGCAGGACGGGCGAAGGCGTCATGACCAGCGTAGACTCGGCGAGAGCAAGCCGATGGGACGCGACCGTCTCTTGGCAGAGCTACAGGCGCTGGTGCCGGACCCCAAGCGACCGAACGTGCCGCTCAAGCGGGACGCCAACGAGCGGGGCGAGAACGGTGATGACGGGGCGGACGCCTTCCGCTACGCGCTGGCCTCCCTGCCCTACGTTGTCGCCGAGCCGCAGTCTCCCCGCTATCTGGGACCGGAGGGGCAAGACCCCGGGAGCTGGGAGCAGTACGTCCCCGAGGCGCAGGAAGGTGGGGCGCGAGATGTGGCGGGTGGGATGCTGATGTGACGTTGAACAGCCCTTGCGCTTGACAGGGCTTCGGTGTATGTTCGGGGTGCGTTAATCCCAACGGAGGACGTATGCAGGGTGGCAGAAAGCGGTATGCGGTAGACCGACTGGAAGGCGACTACGCCGTCCTCGTCGATGACGACTCCGGGGCAGAAGTGGTGATTCCACGCGCCAAGCTCAAGCAGGCCAAAGAGGGCGCGATGTTCAACGTGGCGATGCGTGGCTCGTCGCCGATGTGGGAGTCCGCCGAGCGTGACCTGCGTTCGGAAGTCGCCCGCAAGATGGACCTGCAGAAGCGTCTCGGTTCAATGCGCCGTCCCTAATCTTCGAGAGTCTCAATGTCCGCTACTGTCCTTAAATCCGCAGTCAAGACCATCGGCGCAGAGGGTGACGCCGCCAGCATCACAGGCTTCCCGTCAGCGGGTGGCGTGGCGGTGCAGATTGTCGGTGCGCTCTCGGCCACCATCACGTTCGAGGTCACGATTGACGGCACCAACTGGGTGGCGTTCAGCATGACCCCCTCGAACTCCGGCACCGATGCCTCGACCGCGACCGCGGCGGGTGCCTTCAGCAAGCCGATGAACGGCTATGCCGGATTCCGGGCGCGTTGCTCGGCCTACTCGAGCGGCTCGCCTGTCGTCACCGTGCGCTACACCTCCTGATTCACCACACACCTGAGGCTGTATGACCGAGTTCGTCATCTCGCAGGAACTGCTGGAGAAGATTCTCGCCTATCTGGCAAGCCGCCCGTACCACGAAGTGGCGGGTGGCATTGAGGCGCTCAAGGCGCTGAAGCCGATGGAGACGGGACCCAAGGCGGTCGAGTGATAGTGGCCTTGGTCTGGGCGGGTGTGGTGGTGTTTGCCCTCGTCCGGACCGAGGCGCTGATTCGGCACTGGCTCCGGCTGGTCTATGTGGCACCTGTCGCGACCGAGCAGGACGTGGAGGTGCCACAGGACATTGCGGCACTGGCCATGCGGGAGTCGGAAGAGTGGGCGCAGGAAGAGGTGTTGAAGGCCGCGAAGGAGCGGTTCCTCAAGGTGAAGGACACGACGATGCCTGACGCGCAACGGTGGAACCTCGTGCGTCGGGCGCTTGGCATTGGAGAACTCGCATGACCATCCCCTTCCTCGACCCTGAATACGACGAGACGCTCGAGCAACTCGTGCCGGAGGACGTGGAGTACGAGGAAGAGGCGGAGGCCGAAGACGAGTTGCCCGGCGCGGTCGAGCCGTATGTCGCCGCCAGCTCCGGCGTGACGACGGTCGTGATGGATGCGAATGGGCAACGCGCCAACGAGGAGATTGCGCCCAACGACATCGAGACCGCCGCTCGCATCACGCTCCCCGAAGACGCCCAGCTCCGCGCTTTGTCTCGTGCGTTGTATGGCGATGACTTCCCGCTCGCCGAGGACAACGACGGCGAGGACCCCGCGCAGTGGGTGTCGTGGGTGCGGAACCGCTGGACCGAACGGCGGATGGCGATTGAGACCCATATGCACTTGGTCGAGCGCAATCGCTTGTTCCGCGCAGGCCAGCAGTGGGTGAGTGCGACAGGCATGGGACCGTGGCGTGAACCTGTCCGCCCGACCGAGTCGAGCCGTGTCGTCTACAACCTGATGGACAAGGCGCTGGACTCGCGTTTGCAGGTCATCACCGAGCAACGCCCCGGCTTCTCAGTGAACCCGATGACGCTGGACCCCGATGACCAGCGCAAGGCGGAAGCCCGTCAGGCCGCGCTGGAATTTGCGTATGAGTCGCAGTCGATGTCGGGCGTGATTCACGAAGCCTGCTACTGGGCGCAGACCGATGGCGTCTCTGGCCTGCACGTCTACTGGGACGCCGAGGCCGGACCGTGGGACGAGGCAATGGGCGAGAACGGCGAGAAGAAGCCGCTCGGCGACCTACGGACGGATGTGGTGCGGGTCGAGCAGTTCCGTGTCTCGGCGAATGCGAGCGCCACGAAGAAGCCCTACTACGTCATCCTGCGTGAGGTCATCCCCGCCGTCGAGGCCGCGCAACGCTACGGCGCGACAGGCGCGGTGGCGTCAGGGCAGGCGAGCAATATTGCGCTGGGCGATGGGGCCGATTCGCTGGGCGACAACGGCGCACTCTCGCAGTGGACGATGCAGTTGTCGAACCCGGGCGAGGCGGACCGCCTGAAGAACGCCGACGTGGTCGAGCGGTTCACCGTCTACGTCGAGAAGCATCCCGACCTCCTGCCCGAAGGGTTGCAGTGCGTCATTGTGGGCGATGCCGTCGTGGTGGGGCCGATGCCCCTCCTCTTTGGGGCGATTCCCTTCGTGCGCGTGACTGACGGGTCCACCGACCCGAGCTATTTCCCGCGCCCGATTATGGAGCAGTGGATTCCGCATCAGCAGAGAATCAATGCGCTGATGTCTAAGTGGGTGGACTCCATTCGCGTCAACTCGGGCGGTCGCTTGCTCGCCCGTCCGGGGGTTATCTCGAAGGAGACCTTCATCGGCGGCCTGACTTCGGTGGTCGAAGTCACGGGCGCTGGGAGCCTCAACGATTCCGTGACGCCGATGCCGAGCTTCTCGGTGGCGAACGACGTGAAGGAGGCGCTCTCGCTAGAGAAGAAGGCGTTCGAGGATGCGTCAGGCTACAACGATACCAGCCGTGGGCAGTTCTCCAGCTCGTCGTCGGGCCGTGCGATTCTCGCCGCCCGTGAGCAGTTGGAGCGCGTCTATGCGCCGTCGGTGCTGGCGATTGCCAATGCGATGACTGATTGGGCCAAGGTGCAGTTGGCTGGCATGGCGTGGGGCTACGATGTGCCGCGTGACCTTGGGGCGGTGGGCAAGTCGCGCCCTGACTTGGCTCGCGCCCTCAACGCGCAGGACTTCGATGGCTCGGCGGATGTGAAGGTTGAGCCAGAGACGCTCATGCCGATGCCGAAGGCGATGCGGCTCTTCTTGCTGGACGAGATGTTCAGCAAGCAACTCATCGATGCGCGGCAGTATCAGCGGTTGATGCCGTTTGCCATCATGAAGCAGATTCAGTCGCCGGATGCGGACCAAGAAGCGCGAGCCAATCGCATTGCGGATGCGATTCTCACGCGCCAGAACGCCCCGCCGATGCGCTGGCAGGATAACGAGGCGATTCATCAGGACATCTTGGAGCGCAAGATTCTGTTGCAAGACGACATTGACGAGGATGTGATTCAAGCGGCAGACGCTCGCTGGCGAGAGCTGGCAAACCAAGCCGCACAGAAGCAAGGCGCTCCCGCTCCGGCTGGTTCGGAGCAAGCGCCCGCAGGACCCCAAGCGATGGGTGGGGCTAGTCCCTTCGCTCCCTCACCGGAGATGATGCCTACATCGACGACGCTCCCCGGCATTGCGGCTGAACCCGCGATTGCCCAAGGGGCGGCGAATATGTTCGAGGCATTTGCTCCGCAGTAACGGACCACTTACCAAGGAGTTTGCATGACCGCACCCACGTTTCCCGGCGACGCCCCAGCGACCCCAGAGGTCGGGCCGGAGAACACCGCTGTCTACCTCGACCAACTCGCGGAGGACGCCGCTAAGGCCGCGCTCCCCGTCGATGAGGACTACGAGGCACAGGCACGGGATGACAAGGGCCGCTTCACCAAGGTCGAAGATGTTGCCAAGGCCGATGCAGGCGAGGGCGACAGCGAAGAGACGGCGGAGGAAGTGACGGCAGAGGCGACCGAAGGCGACGCAAACACCGCCACCACGGAGGCGAGCGATTCGCCCATCCCGTTGGCGGACCGTGACCCGATTGTGCCACTCACCGTGAAGGTGGGCGACAAGGAGATTGCGGGATTGCCGGACCTGATGGTGACCTACACCACGCCCGGGGGCAAGACCCGCACGGACCCGCTAGATAAGCTGGCGCGGTTGGCGGCGGATGGTATCTACAGCGAGCAACGCGAACAGCGGTTCCGCACCATCGAGCAACAGAACTTGGAAACCCAGCAGATGCTGGAGCAGTACAAGGCGACGCTCGAACAGCGCGAGTCCTATCTGGAGCAACTGCTGGCTGATGAGACCACTTATGTGGCGGAGAAAGATGCGTGGGACCGCCAGAACACGCCTGAGATGCGCCTCCAGCGGGAGCGCCAGCGGCTCGACGAAGAGCGCGAGCAGATGGCCCTTCAGCGCGTGGCACAGCAGGGCGAGCAGTATTTCACTGGAACCTTGACGCCTGCCTTGGACCTCATCGCGGAAGCGGTGCCGATGGTGGAGCCTGAGGAGATTGTGGCGAAGGTGGCGCTATACGTCCGAACGCTGGAAGGACGGAAGGGCTACGTCACGCCCGACCAGTATATGCAGTTGAATCAGTTCGTCATCGAGGAGGTTGCGCCGTGGGCGCAGAGCCTCCACGAGGCGCGAACGGAGAAGTACGGTACGAAGACCTCGGTTGCTGAAGTGCCTGCCGCTACGGTGCAGGACAAGAAGGCGGTCGCGGTCCAGAGTCAGAAGGCCAAGGCCGTGGTGGCTAAGGCCGTCAAACCTGTCGGGAAGGGAGCCGGAGTGGCTCCAAAGTCTCGACCCGCTCCTAGCAACGTAGACGATGCGATGGAAGACGCGGTGCAAGCCGCCATCGACTCGGTGCTTGGGGGCTAACCCTTTTTCTGTGAGATAGTACAGCAATGCCGAATCCTACTACGATTACCGATGCGGAACTTCAGGGCCTCCTGAAGAATGTGTATTCCAACTTCCGCGAGAAGGTGCAGAACACTGTGACCCCGCTCGTCGCCCAGTTGTCGAAGGCGCGTGAGGGCGGGCCGAAGAACCTCCGTTGGGGCGGCAACGGCGTGTATTGGGACGTGGTCGTTGGGCGTCCGGCGGGTGGCAACTTCTCGAACGCTGGCTACTTCGGGCAGGACAGCACCGCCCGTGAAGTGCAGGCGTACACGGGCGTCGTCCGTGGCTACGTCCGCCGTCAGGTCGATGGGCTGGCGCTCATCGGCACCAAGTCCAAGGAGGCCGCGTTCCAGACCCTCGCTCGCAAGACGATGGAGGAGCTTCGTGAGGCCTCGGCCCTGATGATGCAGGGGTCGTTCCACGGCGCTGGCAACGGCATCCTTGCGACGGTTGTCGCGGGTGTCACCAATGCCACCCAGACCATCACCGCGCCCTACGGCGTGGCGTCGTCGGGTCCGGCCACGCTCCTCCTTTCGGTCGGTGACTACGTCGCCGTGACCGATTCGACGGGCGCGACGGTTCGTGGCCGTGCGACGGTGAATGCCATCAACAGCTTCCCGTCCTCGACGCAGGCGATTGTCACCCTCTCGGCGACCATCACCTCGACCACCAACGACATCATCGTCAAGGCGTCGACCTCTGACACGTCGTACAACTCGGCCACCAACGGCCTCATCAACATCACCAACCGGAGCGCGTCGTATGCGCTTCTGCACGGCATCACCGCCTCGACCTACGGGATTTGGGATGCCATCCGGATGGTGGCTGGCACCGATACCCCGGATGCCGCTCAGCCGACCGAGTCGGACATTTGGGACCTTATCCAGAAGGTGTCTGGGTCGTCCGGTAAGGACGCGATGCTCCGTCCGCAGGAGTTCCTCCTGATGACGACCCCGGGCATCGGCAAGAAGCTGATGGAGAGCTTCGTCGGCCAGCGTCGCTTCGACGCCAAGGAGACCGCCCGCGTCATCAAGGGTGGCTACAAGGCGGTTGAGATTTGCGGCCTGCCGCTGGTGATGGATTACTACGTCCCCGCCGGGACCATCTATCTGCTCCACATCCCGTCCCTCGCGCTGGTCGATGCGAAGGATTGGGGCTTCGTGGAGTACGAGGGCGCGGGTCCGGTGCGGTGGCTTGACGGGCGCGATGCGTTCGAGATGACCTACGGGTACTACGGGAATCTCGCTTCGCTCCAGCGCAACAGCCACGGGTCCATCACGGGCTACACCGACACCGTCTTCTACAGCCACGCGGCTGTGCAGTCGGCGTAACGTCGCTAACGGGTGGAGGTGGGGTGGTCCCACCTCCCCCCTTAGCGGGACCTTTCTTCGGAATCTTGTATGCCTCTTAACTTCTTTGCTCCAAAGCCCGGACGGTTCGGCGTCGAGGTCGTGACCTTGACGGTGAAGCCGACCTTCGGGACGCTGGCGGCGGGGACCGTGGCCCATATGCTGGGCGGATATAACAAGCGAGCGCAGGTGTCGAGCGTCTCGATTGCGGCCACGACCTTCCCGACGGCGGGTACGTCCATTGTGGCGACCCTCCAGAAGAAGCCCTCCGGCACTGCCGTGGCGCTGACCTCTGGGATTGATATCAACACCAAGACCGCGCAGACCGCTGTGCGTGGGAACGTGGCGGGGACCGTGACGGATGCGGCCCGCACCCTGAACCCCGGCGAGACCCTCCTCCTCTCGGTCGTGACGACTGGGTCGGTGACGGTCCAGCCGGACGATGTGGTGGTCACCGTTGAGCTGTTGGTGCTTGAGTAATGCCACTCTCGGTCATTGTGAATGACCGGGGAACCCCCGAGCCGCCGACGGAAGTCGTCCGGCGGCTTCGGGCGGTGGACCCCAAGCTCACGCTCCGGTGGGGGCCGTGGGGTGCGTGGCAGTTGGTGCGCGAGTGGCGGTCAGGTGACCGTCGCTGGGAGCGGGTGCAGACCGAACGGTATGACCCCGCGATGGCCTTCGATGTAATTGGCCATATCCCGAATCAGTGCGGCGTGGATGAAGTCCCGGCCTATGTGGAGCGCCTGCTCCGCGAGTGGTCGAATGCGGACGAGGCTACGCAGATGTTGAAGGCGATGGACCATTACCACACTGAGACGGCGACGAGTGAGGTAGAGGAGGCGGTGCAGGAGGCGATTGAGGAGACCATTGCCTCGGTTACCGCACCACTGGTCAAGAAGGGTCGTCGCAAGAAAGTCACTCTCGGGAGCTAACGAATGGCGTGGACTAAGGCGACCTATCTGGCACGAACGCGGGATTGGATGGACGCCACGGCGTCTGACCGCTGGAGTGACACGTTCCTGTACTCGATTCTCGGGATGGTGTTTCGGGACGAGTGGCAGGGGATGCTGGACACGAACCCCTACTATCGGTTTGCCAAGCGGTCGGTGACCACGGATAGCACGGGGGCATTCCTGTTGACCGACTTGGATAACGGGTCTGGGGATGCCAAGCAGTATGCCTACAAAATCATCACGTTGACGGACGGCGCGAATACGGTGTATCGCGAGACGGATTGGCGGCAGGTGCCGCTCGCCCTCTCGGGTACGGAGGACTATTTGAGCTATGACCGTCAGTACTACCTCATTGGCGATACGGTCCAGATTCTCCCGCAGACGGGGAACTTGAGCCTACAGGTGGGCGTCAACTGGACGCCGACCCCGATTGACGACCTTGGCTCAGAGCTGTCCGAAGCCGACTTCCCTGCGGGCCACGAGAACCTCATCGCCTTGTCGGCGGCGGGGATGGCGCTGGCGAAGGGCGGGGCCGAGACGCAGTCAGCCAGCGACCTATTGGCCTTGGCGCAAAAGCGGCGTGAGGCGCTCTACGCCGACATCGCTCGCCGGACGGGGAACCCGACCTTCATGCAGTTCCCGGACCACGCCGCTGTGTGGGGTGGCTAATGGTAAACCTGTCACCGGGACGGCAGAAGGTGACGGACCAACAGCCCCGGATGGACGGGGGGCTGAATGACGTGTCGGACGATACGGCGCTCCAGCCGAACCAGATGCGGCGAGCGACCAACCTGCGTTTG